GTTCGTGGTTACAGTGGTGGACGCATGAGTGGTGGAAGAGCCAATACTATGCTATCACGTCGTCGTATGTAAATGTTTTTTAAGAAAAAACAAACTAAAAAACAAAATAAAAAACAAAATAAAAATTTTATTAATTAAACAAAACAATTTAATTAATAAAATCTAGAAATGAATATTTTCTAAAGTATATATATAATGAAAATTACAAAAAATCTAAGTAATGCTATTCAAAAAGCGAGACCACAATTGAAACATAATTCATTAAATTTGTATGTGACATCTCTAAGAACATTATACAAACGATTGCATGGAGATGATAAAGATGAAATGACTGTAGACTTCTTAAAAGATAAAAAAACAGTTATGAAAGATATTGAAACTCATTGCATAAATAGTAAGAAGAATATTTTGACTGCAGTTTTAGTAGCATTGTCATCAGAAGCGAAAAAAGATGAATCACTAATAGAATTCTATCAATTGAAATTGAAAGAGTTGAGTGAAAAATATAATTCTTTTCTTGAGAAACAAGAGAAAACTGATACACAAAAAAATAATTGGATTGAATATGATACATTTATTGGTGTAATTAATGGATTACTTGAAAAGATAAAGAAAGGCGATTTCTTGAAAAAAATAAAACTATCAAGACCAGAATATGTTTTACTTCAAAAATATGTAATTTTATCTTTTTATCAAGTCTTTCCGATGAGGAATGATATAGCAGATATGAAAGTATTAACTAAATCTAAGTATGATAGTATAGATAAAGATGAAAAAAATAAAAACAATTATTTTGTTACTGAGCAAAAAGGTTTTAAAATATATTTGAATGCTTTCAAGAATGTATCTCGTATTGGCACAAAGACGTTTGATATTCCAGAGAAATTGGGTAAAATAGTAAAGATTTGGTTAAAGTATAATAAGAGTGGTTATTTGTTCACTCTTGGAAATGGGCTAAGTCCATTAAGCCCTAACGGCGTAACTAAATTATTGAATTCAATATTTTTAAAGGCATGTGATGGAAAAAAAATAAGTAGTTCAATGTTACGACATATTAGTATCAGTGAAAAATTAAAGAATGAACCGACTTTAGTAGAAAAGAAGAAAGAAGAACAAAAAACAGAAGATACTTATATGCACTCGTCAGCAATGAATGAGAAATATAGAAAATTATGAGAAGAATATGGTGACGGCGGAAACCCAGAAATCTGGATCAAAGTGCGTTTTATCAGAGAACAATTTAACGAATGTTTTTAATGAAAGATGGCGAAGACGAACACGTAATGAAGCCCAACGCCCACAAGTATTATCATCTTTTGCATTTTTTTGTAATTGAACTGTATTGGAAATTACTTTATAATTTGAATTATTTATTAAGTCTGTTAGATGTGGAATTGCTTCACCGCCATGTCGTCTAATATTATATTCACTAAATTTCAGTTCTTGATCCATTTGCCAACCTAGAGAGTCAAAAAATTCTAAAAGGTTATCATCAACCTTAAATAAAGAAACCCAATGCCCATAGTCTTCTGCAGTTTGATATAATAAAATACATGCACCATGCTGACCAAGTACATCATCAATATTATTATATTTTTCAAGATCTTGATATGCATGAATCTCGACCTTATTATCTACTAATGTTCGTATATCATCTTCAGATAATGAAATTTTTTCTGCTTTCTTAATTTGTTCAATTATTGACATCTATATATATAGGTTTTTAAAAAAAACCTAACCAAAAGTCTTAATAATTATTAACCATATAAACCGATTTCTCACTAATGACATACGCATTATATTGTTTGTATAAGGTTACCCATCTGGAAGGCTGTTTAATAAATTTCTCAATTTGCCCTTTATCGAATCCAGCCTGTTTTTCTAGATATTGTCGAATTTGAAATGTTCCTGAACTTCTAGGAAACACAGTTATTGATGTCGCTTCTTGAATCAATATTCTCGTTTGCTTGTAATTTGATACTACGTGAGAAGTTGAAGCCATTGTAACTCCATAGTGTCGTCCAGCCTGAAGGGCATGGTCTCTCAAATTTAACACAATCTTTCTTAGTGTTGGATTTGAAATAGTATCTATATCGTCGAAAATGATGAATGAATCTGAAAGATCTTCTAACGTAATTGGATCTTCAATTAAATCTTCATCAATCGGTATTCTTTTAGAATTTGGAAAATCATCTAAAGTAGCATCTTCTTCAACCGCAGAAAATATATATAATGGTTTATTTTTATTTGCTGGTTTGGTGTACCATTCCTTTAACCAATTGGCTATGTAGTATGTTTTTCCAGCACCAGAATTAGCAGCCGCATATAATTTCTCATATTTTTGATAGTCTGGTAATGGTTGAAGAATTCCAGAACCATCTAAAATAATTTCTTTTTCACCTTCACCAATGTTCTCAGAAAAATATACAATTTTTCCATCACTTTTGCCACCCTTAACAATCGCAATCCTTCTAAGATTCGGATGTAATTTATTATATTTTTTGTTATTCAATAATAAGGACATTATAATATATTACAAACATATTTTCTAAAGTATATATATAAGTAAAAAATGAACGTAATTGCTAGAGATCCGATTGATAATATTAACACTAGTAGAATGGTTAGTGAAGAACTATTTAATAATGCTGATTTTCAGCCTTCAGCCCTTCAAAGAATGCAATCAGCATTTCAAAATTCTAATGTAACTACTAGTTCAGAAGATTTATTAAGAAAAAATGGTATTGCTAATCGTGGACTTATGAATTCAGTTTCGACATCGAGAGCGATTTTTGTACCTCCGATGATTAAGAGTAATGAAGAAATGATGTCTGTATATAGATATCCAATTTCTGGAACAACCTCAAACCCCAATCTGTCTAATGAGCGTGTTGCTATAGGTAAGATGATTATGCAAAATTCAGAGGCAGTTATTTCAGGACGTCTATACTAGTTTTTACCAGTCATCGCAATATTTACCATTCATCATATTCAAATATACAATATGTATAAGATTTACGCCAGTCTCATCTAAATCACTTTTCTTAACACAATCTTTTTTTTTTTCTGCTTTCTTTCTCGAATCAAAGCAATGAATGATTCTTCACGTTCTTTAATCAATCGATTTTCTTCTGAAATATTTTTAAGTTTAAGTTTATTATTTAAAATTTGCTTTTGAATTAAGAATTTTTGATGTTTGAGTAATGAAGTTGGTTCAAAATTATATGTTGTACCAATAAAGTAATTATATATTCCAGACATTATATATATATACTATACATTTATTAAATATAGTATATATAATTATATTTATTATATTTATTAAAAAGATTATGTAGATGAAACAACTGAACTCAATATCTTACCTAACAAGAAAGATATTATACCTATATAAGGACTGCTCTTATTACAGTCACCGTCAGCCTTAATAAGCATATATGTGCTTATACCTAATACTAGAATAGATACAGTAAATTGACCAAAATATGCTACACCATGCGGATTCAGTTTAAAACAACATGATTCCCATACCTCTCTCTTCTCAATAACATTATCTTCTTTCTTTTCAGTTTTTACAGTTAATGCTGTATCATTAGACGCAAGAATCGTTTCACGTTTGTGATATCTCGGATTTATTATAGAACCTCTGCCGATAAGACTTCTATGTGTTTTATCATCTTCAATATTTATGCATGGCTCCATTTTTATATATACTATACTTTAGAAAAAAACTATATTAAAGTTCATTTCAAATTTAAAAAACATTGTACTTTTTCGAGAGATTGATCTAAAATTTTGGAAATCGTAGCATAGAACTTAGTTGAAAAATCTTCATCTAGCGTAGATATAATTTTATCAATTTCATCTTCAGTTCCATCTCTTATTTTATTGTATTCATTAATAATATTATTTTCATCATGAATATCTATATCAGCATCATCATCATAATTAATTAACAACTCTCTAACTTCCATCGTATATTCTTTCAATAACTGTCTAATAATAGTTTCATCATTTTTTTTTTCTTCTACATTTTGTCTAACAATAATTCGATTTCGAGCCAGTTTACTACCCAGCGGATTTCCTGCAACTTTCTGATGAACTACTTCTTTAACTACTACTTCTTCTTCTTCTTCTTCTTCTTCTTCTTCTTCTTCTTCTTCGTTCTCAGACAACTCGTTTAACTGAACTCGCTCAACTACTTTATCAATCGTTTTTTTAACTATCGGTTGTTGTTTTTTATTTGTACTTAACTTAATGAATTTCTCAACTAATCTATCATCAAAATTTTGTATATTATTACAAACTTCAATCAGTTCTTCTTTAGTATGCTTCATTATGTTCTCAGGTAAATGCTCAGGATATGCTCGAATTATTTTAATTAAATCTGTTCTTCTAAATGAATTGAAATCGGTCATTGTTCTATATTATATATAATATTATATTTTTGTACTTTAACATTAATTAAAAACTTTTAAAAAGTTTAATCAAATATATTTGAAATACTTTTCTAAAGTATATATATATAAAAAACATGTCACAAAAGAACGTAGTTCCTAACGTCAATCCAGTAGATGATATTAATATTATTGAACATACAATTGACCTAATGCATGAAGCCGAATTAATGAGACATGCTGACGGCGAAATGAAAAAAGTATTTGTTCTGACTAGCATCCGCTTGATTTTAGGCAATGTAACATATGAAAGATATTATCCGTTAATAAATATAATCATTGATACTCTCGTCTCCATTAGCCGAAAAGAAATAATACTTGAATTACAGACCCTGAAGAAGTCATGCTTACCATTATTTTCATCTTGTAAATAAATTTTATTATATTATTTTGATATACTTTATCTAAAAATGCTTATTCACTCTAATATTACTATCTAGAAATGCTTTTTCATAGTTAAATTAGATATTATCATAGATAATCTACTTATATTATCATAATCAGGCTATGCCAAAGCATAAATTTTAAAATTTATGACTATTCATTACTAGATATCTATCTAATTATGCTTAATTATAGATAATATTCGCTATTCTGGCTATTATAATAGATAATATATAGCATTTTCATAGTTATATTACTAATGTTGAAGTGAAGGGTATAAATTTTTCGAATATTTTGTCATATCTAGATTAGTTTTTGATAAATTCAAATAGATATTATCAAAATTAATTAATATTATTTTCTAAACATAATATATATTATCAAATGCCTAGAATTTTATTAACTGAAGCACAAAAAAAAGAAAACAAAAAGATCGCAGCTAAAAAATATCAAGATAAGAAGAAATCAAATCAGACGGGTTTAAATAAAGCGACATCGTCTTTGAGTAATATTAAATCTCAGTTCGAGAATATGCAAAATCTAGAGGCTAGTAGTGCTAAGCCGAAGCAGAAGATTAGTTTAAAGAATTTTAAAGCGGTAAAGGCTTCTGTTGCGGGAAATCCGAAGCAGAAAATAAGTTTAAAGAATTTTAAAGCGATAAAGGCTTCTGTTGCGGGAAATCCGAAGCAGAAAATAAGTTTAAAGAATTTTAAGGCTTTACAGGCTTTAGAAGGTTCTGTTGCGGGAAATCCAGTGAAGATAATTCTGAAAAAAAATAAAAAAGATGTCTTCAAAGTTATGCAATTGACTGAAATTCCTGACATGAATATGTCATCAGCGGAAGTGAAATTATTAGATATACCAACACTTAGTTTTCTCGGTATGCCACCTCCAGCCTTACCAGCGGAATTACCAGCGGAATTTTATCCACCACCTCTACCAACTTCAATGCCTCCAGCATTCATATCATCTGAACTTAAAAACCAAATTAAAACTAAATTACCAAAGAAAAAATCTGGTAATATTGAATTAAAATTTATTTCACCTACGCTTAAAGAAGAACTTGAAAATAGATTAGCAAAGAAAAAAGTATCTATGTCATCTGAACTTAAAAACCAAATTAAAACTAAATTACCAAAGAAAAAATCTGAAAAAGATATACCTGATTCTCTTGAATTAAAATTTCTTACACCTACGCTTAAAGAAGAATTAAAAAATAGATTATCACAAAAAAAGGAAACTAGGATGGGTGAAACTGTGAAAAAAAAGCAGAGAATGATAAAATCTCTTTAGGTTTTTCGGTTTTTCCCTTTTTTCCTGTTTTTCCGGTTTTTCCGGTTTTTTCAAACTATGTATATAAATTGAGTTCTACGTAGAATACTTTTTAAAAACAGGAAAAAAGGGAAAAAGGAAAAATATATTTCTTAAATTAAATATATACTTTAAAAAAATTATATATTTGATTTAATATTTGATTTAATATTTACTTAAAGAATGCGGGTAACTATTTTTATGATTTTAGTTTGTTTTTTCTTAAAAAACATTAAAGTTTATGCGACAACAATACCATCAAGATATACACTAAAGTTTAAAATAATGGTCTGTCCATTACCACTAACAACATTTGCACCAGATCCTGTATTCCATCCAATCTTGAAGGTAGTAGCAGAGCCCGGTGTTCCAGTAGTAGCCACCCAAGTTCCTAAGGCACTTCCAACGCCAAACGTAAATTGCCCACCACCCGTGACAGGAAAATATCGAGAATATGGAAGCGTGTTTGTCAGTGTATAGCCTGGAGGCATATTAAATGTACATTCCATAAATTTACTAGCACCGATAGCGATTAGATCCGCTAGAACTATACCAGATATATGCATAATTTCTCCATATTTTTGATAATTAAACACTGTACTCTGAAAATTATTTAATTGTATAGAAACCATGCCATAGTTAGATAGTTGCCCACCCATATAGAATTTATCTCCATTAAGAAAAACTTGTCCATCCAAATTTACTCGACTGTCGACTGTTAAAATATCACTAACCAGAACCGGGCCCGTCAAATAGGTATTTCCTTGCACAACTAGATCACCTCGGATACCAGTCGTTGAATTAGCAGCGGTATTGATAGATTTGACTTCTAAATCTAAACCATCCGCTATCTTTCCATTTAATAATAATTTATTTAAACTCATTTTTGATATATATATACTTTAGAAAATAACTTTGGATATTTTAGTAAAAATTTATATCATATATATAGATCCATCCATAAATTTAGCAACTCCAATAGTGTATGAAAGAAAATTAACACCATTTGATGAAGGAAATCTGTATGAACTTCCACCAACTAAAAATAAGAAAGGACAAGATATTGTAACAACTCCAGAAGTTCTATATTTTACAATCAATTGAACACAGTCTCCATTCTGTTTTAATAGATTATTTACATTGGTAAACGTAGGCATTGAAATAGTAATTGCGTCTGTAGCCGATTCGATTATTAATAATTGTTGTTTTTGTAAATCAACGGCATTCAAAGTATACACTGATGGAACCAAGAGGGGTGTAGGTGAAAATGATGTTACATTATGAACATTTAAATTTAAGCCTGTAGAAACTGGATTAAGTAGTTGGTTTAAACTCATTTTTTATTATATAATATACTAATATATTATTTTTTAATGAAATTATTACAAATATTAAATGAAGTATTAATTTTACCGACTGACCTTAATAAAATTATTGTTGAGTTTGTCGAAGATCACTTATTCAAGGTTGGTAGAAAATATTATGATATTTATAATGATGGCTTACTATCATCTCAGCGATTATTTAAGATTGTCGATAGAACTAATAATGATATATTTATAAGAGCGTATATCAAGAATGGAGAATTAGGGTTAAAGAAAAAACGTAACATAATTCTTCTTAATGGCGTTGAATCAATTGTATTTAATTATAAACCATTCTTTGCTAATAATCTTTTACCAAATTTGCAATAAAAATGACACGATTCTTTTAAAAGTATAAGAATTCTTTAATACAATATGATAATGTTGACCTTAATAATCTGTTTCTAACTGGTATTCAAACAATTTCACAATACGTTGTAAGTCAACTTTAAAAAAATATAAAAAACATAAAATTTTAATAAGAGACATATTAAAAAATTTGCTAAAAATATGTCCTCGTCTGTTGTTGAAGGTCTAGCGTATCGCAAGTTTAAAACTCCTGAGGACAAGGCAAAATTTTTACAGATAGTTGAATGAATTTTTGATGTTTCAGTGTCTTCTCGTGATTTGTTTTATGCCATGTTGTGTATTTTCCACCACATTCACATGAATGCTTTTCTTTACCATGTTCTATAATTTTGTCTTTATTATCAATATAATATTCTGATTGATATTCTGATATTTTGTCTTTATTATCAAGTTGATATTCCTTTTTATATTTTGATATTTTGTCTTTATTTGCAAGTTGATATTCTTTGATATTTTTAGTAATTTTCTGTTTATTATCAATATAATATTCTGATTTATATTCTGATATTTTATCTTTATTAGCAAGTTGATATTCCTTTTGATATTCCTTTTGATATTCTGATATTTTGTCTTTATTATCAAGTTTATATTCTTGTATTTTGTCTTTATTATCAATATAATATTCTGCTAATGTTCGTCCAGCAATATATTTATTAATACAATTCTTCACAGTTCGATGATAATGTCCTTCACGTGCACGTAACTGTTCAATATTATCACACGGATATTCTTCGTATAGTTCTATATAGGCATCACCTAACACAATCAAATGTCTGCTACTGCATTTATTATTTGATTGTCGGTGTTTGCCCATACGAATTGATAAAGGCTGTAATGTACTGCCGATATATACATCCTTGGTAGATGGAGACCTAATTATGTATATTTTTGCATTGCTAAAGTTTTTCATTATCTTTTATTATCTAAATATATCTTGTTAGTTTTAAGTGATATTAATATGTTTCTTTGAATCGAAAAAGTATTTAAAGAATGCGGGTATATATATAATAATTAATCTTTTGGTTAGGTTTTTTTTAAAAACCTATATATATAGAATGGCACAAAAGAAACCGAACCAATGGGTAATATTTTTAAAGGATTGGGCTAGTAAGAATGGCAAAAGTTATGGTTGTGCTCTTTCTGATCCAGATGCAAAATTAGCATATCAGCAACAGAAGCCGACGAAAGCAACTAAAACACCTAAAGCACCACCACTGCTAAAATCACCAACAAAAGAAGAAATTAATGCTTATCATAAAGAGAATTATGCTGGTGCATTGTCTGGAGAGAAGCAAGAAGATTATTTAGCCTTTATGAGAGATAAATTAAGAAAATTAGACAAAATTAAATATCCAGAAAATCCAATTGAAGATTACAATCTTGTTAAAATAATTAAAGGTCACATAAAAAGTCTTACTGATTTTGCTCAGAGTAAAATGAAATTAAGTAAACCTAATGTTGAACCAAAAATTAAGAAAATTAAACCACTAGTACCATTAGCTGATGCTCTTAAAAAATTGAAGACGCAACAGACAAACACTTCTAAAAAG